TACGAATCACTGATCACAATTCAAGTACCCTTCTATAGGATTAACCGCTATAGATTTGCTTACATTCAATAAGTTAGTAACTAACTGCGAATGTCAAACAAGAGACACTGTGTTAACGCGACGGCGAGTGCAAAGGATACGCACTCAACCCCTTTACTGGATACGACTAAAGTCGATCAGTATCGGAGAATATGGGAAATGGAAAATCCCACGTCCGCAATTCCCGTGGAAGAGCGTGAATCTAAAATCAAAGAAGCTTTGACATTGACTGGTAATCAATGCCTAAATAAGCTTATTCCTATGATTTTATCGATTCACGAAACCACGTATGCGTCCAACACATTTAAAAGGTATCAGGAACAGTTTGAACTTTTTAATGATGTGTCCTTAGATGATAAACTCTTAACTTATAATGAGAAGAGTCGTCAGCTGAGGGGACCATTGGATCGGAAAGTAGCATTGAAGCAATCTACTTTTCAAGAGAGAACCAAGTTACGTTGTTCTCTCTTTGGATATCTCGAACTTGTAGAAACTGAAGTTCAAGATTATGTCCGTCGACTTGGGGAGCTGCTCGAATTATTCGGTATCGTTTTAGACGAATGCGAACGGCGAGCTGAGGAATTTAAATATAGAATTTTATGTTTTGTTGGTCTAGCAATAGATCAATGGAAATATACTGCTAATTTACTTTTCTTAAGGCATTTCAGGTTTGACTTGACTTATGTTCCGTTAAACGGAAAACCTTTCTTTTTTGGGATCAGATTGATTCCACTGAAACTTCAAATTCAATTAAATATTTTGAAGTCTAAGAAGAATTGGAAGAAGCCCGTGAGCCAGCAACTGGTGTACACGATCTTCCAAGGATTTAAGAAGGGTCTTCTACCCGTGCGAGAAGAGAAAGTTGTTGAAAACTTACTCGAACACGCTCGGGCGCTATCCACTCAAAAAGAACCATTAGGCGAAAGCATAGTGGAATGTATTGAGAGGACCTGCGACGAATTCTTCGACAAGCTCGAGTTTTTGGATGATACGACTAATACTAGATTTGGCATTTCTGCTAAGTCTACTATAGAGTCAAATTATCAAAACTATGGAGCGCTTGGAGAACTCCTTCGACAGGTTTCACCTTATTACGTGGTGGACAGCGATGGGAATGTAACTCAAATTGAAGGATCTTTATCCTGTCAATTTTACGGATATGGTCATTACCGAGATTGG